ATGGACTTTATTGAACTAGGAGAAGAACAGGCAAAGGTGTTTGCCTACTGGTACTTCCTGCTGCGGCAGCCCGAGCAGGCGGCCCAAAAGGCCGGCGTGCAGGACGGCGTTCTGCTGCTGGGGGACCGCAGGGTCCGCAGGGAGCTGAGAAGGCTGCGCCGGGAGTTTGCAAAGCAGGGCGCAGGGGAGCTGGCAAAGCTGGGACTGTGCCGCCTCCTCTTTGCCCAGGCAGAGCGCGACGGGGAGGGGAATCCGGTGTTTGACGGATTTTCGGCCGAGCGCTTTGGCACGGGCAAAGGGATGGAGTACAAGGCCTGGGACAAGCTGAAGGCCTGCGAGCTGCTGCTGCGCTTGGCTGAGCGGGAAAACCAGGGCGGGTCGGAGTTTGGAGAGGTGCTGCAGGCGCTGCAGGAGGGCGTGCGGCAGCTGGACGACTGGAAGGAAGCGGATGAGCCATGATCAAGGGGTTCAGCAAAAAGCAGCTGGAGCTGATGAGCTGGTGGTGCCCACAGAGCAGCCTGAGCGGATGCGACGGCATCATCTGCGACGGGGCGGTGCGCAGCGGCAAGACGCTGTGTATGGCGCTCTCCTTCTTTTCGTGGAGCATGGCGCGCTTTGACGGGGAAAACTTTGCCATCTGCGGCAAGACCATCGGCGCGGTGCGGCGCAACCTGCTGATTCCGGTGCGGCGCCAGCTGGAGCAGATGGGCTTTCTCTACAAAGAAAAGCTCTCCCAAAATTATCTGGAATTGAGCTGTGAGGGCCGCACCAACCGGTACTACCTCTTTTCCGGGCGAGACGCGGGCAGCGCCGCGCTGATTCAGGGCATGACCCTGGCGGGCGTGCTGTTTGACGAGGTGGCGCTGCAGGACCGCGGCTTTGTGGAGCAGGCGGTGGCGCGGTGCTCGGTGGAGGGAAGTAAGTTCTGGTTTAATTGCAATCCCGAGTACCCGGGGCACTGGTTTTACACCGACTGGATTCAAAAGCGTCAGGAGAAAAACCTGGCCTACCTGCACTTTCGGATGGAGGACAACCCCTCGCTCTCCCAAGCGATGCGCAGGCGGTATGAATCGCTGTACAGCGGCGGATTTTACCGGCGGTTTGTGCTGGGGGAGTGGGCCGACCTGCAGGGTTTGGTCTACCCGATGTTCAGTCAGGAGCGGCATGTGGTGCAGAGCCCGCCGGCCTGCACGCGGTTTTGGGTCTCCTGCGACTACGGTACCCGCAACCCCTGTTCGATGGGGCTGTGGGGGGAGAGAGGCGGCAGGTGGTACCGCCTGCGGGAGTACTATTACGATTCCCGCCGGGAGGGCCGCTGCCGCACCGACGAGGAGCACTACCGGGCGCTGGAACAGCTCTGTGCGGACAGCAGGATCGAGGGGATGATCGTCGACCCCAGCGCCGCCAGCTTCATCGAGTGCGTGCGCAGGCACGGAAAGTACCGGGTGTTCCCGGCCGACAACCGGGTGCTGGCGGGCATCCAGAAGGTCTCCGCGCTGCTGCAGGAGGGGAAACTGCTCTTTAGTCAGGATTGTGCGGACAGCATCCGGGAGTTTTCGCTCTATCGCTGGAGCGAGGAGGGCGGCGGGGAAAAGCCGGTCAAGGAAAACGACCACGCGATGGACGAGATCCGCTATTTTGCCATGCAGGTGTGCGGGGAAAAGCGAAGCGGCTTTTTCGCCATCGCCCAGCAGAGAGGGACAGCAGGCGCCCAAAGCACAAACAAAGGAGGAAGATAAGGGATGCCGATATGGCAGAAAAAACGAAAACAGCAGACGCCTCCGCCGGCCTTCTGCGTGCAGAGCGTGCAGACCGGGCAGGTACAGAATCCGTTTGCCGGGCAGCTGCATTCCGGCATGATCGACCAGAACGCCAACCGGCTGTTTGAGCAGATCCGGCAGGCGGTGCCGGTGGTGGACGCGGCAATCGGCAAGATCATCCGCCTGGTGGGCGGCTTTACGGTTGTCTGCGATGACAGCCGGGTGCAGCGGGAGCTGGACGAGTTCTGCGCCCGGGTGCAGGTGGGGCCGTCCGGGATCGGGCTGCCGCAGTTTTTGTATGGGTATCTGGACGATTTGCTGACCTATGGCAATGCGGCGGGCGAGATGGTGCCGCTGCAGAGCGGGGAAGGGCTTGGCGCGCTGTACAACGTGCCGCTGGACGACCTTGCGGTGGAGCGCGGGGAAAGCCCGCTGCAGCTGTGCTTTTCCAGCTTTCCGGACGGGGTGACGCCCCAGCCGGTGCCGCACCCGGAGCGGATTCTGTTCAGCGCCCTGAACCCGGCGGCGGGGCAGATTCGCGGGCGGTCGCTGCTGAGCGGCCTGCCGTTTGTCTCGTCGATTTTGCTGAGCATCTTTCAGGCGACGGGGCAGAACTTTGAGCGGATGGGCAACCTGCGTTTTGCGGTGACCTATCAGCCGCAGGGCGGGGTGGACGGCAGCTATGCCCGGGAGATCGCGCAGGATATGGCGCGGCAGTGGGCCGACACGATGCGCGACGGCGGCCAGGTCAAGGACTTCATCGCGGTGGGCGATGTGAACATCCGGGTCATCGGCGCGGACAATCAGGTGCTGGACACCCAGGTGCCGGTGCGCCAGATGCTGGAACAGATTGTGGCAAAGCTGGGCCTGCCGCCGTTTATCCTGGGGCTGAGCTGGTCGACCACCGAGCGGATGAGCCAGCAGCAGGCGGAGATTCTGGCAAGCGAGCTGGAAAGCTACCGCGAGCTTTTAAACGCGGTGATTCTGCGCATCTGCCGGTATCACCTCAACCTCAAGGGCATGGGCGGCGCGCTTTCGGTCAAGTGGAAGCACGTCAGCATGAGCGACGAGGTGGAGCAGGCCAGGGCCGAGCTGCTGCATATGCAGGCCAAACAAATCGAGCAGGGCCTTGCACAGGAGGGCAAGGCTCAGGAGGAGGAAGATGAGGATGAACTATCAAAAAGCAGGGAGCCTGCTCTGTAAGGGGCTGGAGCTCACAGCGGAGGAGCTGGAAAAGATCAACCGCCTGACCAGGCGGGAATTTTCCGCCGAGGAGCTGTACTGCTTCCGGGTGGTGCTGTGCGACAATGAGGTCGACCGCGATCTGGAACAGTTTGACCCGGCTACGCTGGAGCAACTGGCGGGATTGTTTGTGGGCAAGACCGGCATCCGCGACCACCAGCCGAGCAGCCAGAACCAGCAGGCCAGAATCTATGAGGCGGCGGTGGAGCAGTTTCCGGGGAAATACAACTCGCTGGGCGAGCCGTACTGCGCGCTGGTGGCCAGGGCCTACATGGTGCGCACCGAATCCAACCGCGACCTGATTCTGGAAATCGAGGCGGGCATCAAAAAGGAGGTCAGCGTGGGATGCAGCGTCCGGGAGAGCGTCTGCTCGATCTGCGGCGCCAACCGCACCCTGTGCGACTGCGGCCACCACAAGGGAGAGACCTATGACGGCCGATTGTGCTACACCATCCTGCGGGACGCACAGGACGCCTATGAGTGGTCCTTTGTGGCGGTGCCGGCCCAGCGGCAGGCGGGCGTCATCAAGGGCATGCAGCTGGAACAGCAGCAGGGAACGGTGCAGAAGCTGTGGCAGGCCGCCGAAAGCGGCCAGGGCGTGTGGCTGGATAAGGAGCAGGTCTGCCAGCTCAAGCGGATGATGCGCAACCTCCTGGAGGACTGCGAGGAGGCGCGCAGGGGCGCCCGCAGGCAGATCACCCAGCTTTGCTCGAAGAAGGGGATGTGGGACGAGCAGACGAGCAGCGACCTTTATGAGGTGCTGGATCTGCTTTCGATTAAACAGATGAAACTGCTGGGGCATCTGCTGGACACTGAAGAAAAGAGGATAGAGCAGCTGCAGACGGCGCGCAAAAAGGCGCAGGGCGCTGCGGACGGACAATTTATCATTTAACAGATTTAGAAAGGATGGATGGAATGAAGGACATTTGTTTGCAGGGGTATAACAGCAGGTACATCACCATGCAGGCCGACGGCAAGATGGAGCCGGGGGATCTGGTGGTAATGAGCGGCAACAACACCGTCAAAAAGGCGGCAGCGGGCAAGTTTGTGGGAGTTGCCCACGCGGTCAGAGGGGACTATGTGCTGGTGCAGACCGGCGGCTTTGCGGTGCTGCCCTATTCCGGCACAGCGCCAACCGTTGGCTTTGCTACCCTGGCGGCGGACAGCAACGCAGACGCCACCGCAAGCGCTTCCGGCAGGGAGGTGCTGGTGACCGAGGTGGATGCCACCGCCAAGACGGTCGGTGTGCTATTTTAACAGGGACGTATTGGACGAAAGGAGCAGTTGACAATGAAGTATAACTATCAGAACATTTCCATTTCCAAGGATTTTTACAAGAGCGCGGAGGGCTTCAGCAAGACGCTGGAGCGCCTGGACCCTTCGGAACAGTACCGCGGCACCGAGCTTGCCGGGTACGACGCCTTCCAGCGCCAGCTCAAGCGATTTGACATCAAGGTGGCGGGCGCGGACAGCGACCGGCTGCAGAAATTCTTCGCGACCAGCGACAGCGCCGCGCTGTTCCCGGAATATGTGTCCCGAGCGGTCAAGCAGGGTGTGGATGACAACCACATTTTAGAGGAGATCTGCGCGGCGCACACCCAGGTGGAGGGGATGGACTACCGCGCCGTGGCCTCCGACCCGGACTGGGAGACCCAGTCGCCGTCGGTGATTGAGGAGGGCGGCTTTATCCCCGAGACCACCATCCACCTCAAGAGCAGCCTGATCCGCCTGCGCAAGCGCGGCCGCATGATGGTGGCCTCCTATGAGGCGATCAAGTTCCAGCGGCTGGATCTGTTCACCGTGGCGCTCAAGCAGATCGGCGCCTGTATCGGCAAGGCGCAGCTGCAGGACGCGGTGGATGTGCTGATTAACGGCGATGGCAACAATAACCCCGCGGGCAAGGTGGACCTGGCCGCCAAGGACACCCTGACCTACGCCGACCTGCTCAACCTGTGGAACAGCTTTGGTGAGTATCAGATGAACGTGATGCTGGCCTCGCCGGATATGATGCTCAAGCTCCTGCAGGTCGAGGAGCTGCAGGATCCGCAGACCGGACTGAACTTCCAGGCGACCGGCTCGCTCTCCACCCCGCTGGGCGCCAAGCTGTTTGTCTCTTCGGCGGTGCCGGCAGGGACCATCATCGGCCTGGACAAGCGTTACGCGCTGGAGATGGTGAGCGCGGGCGGCGTCAATGTCGAGTACGACAAGCTGATCGACTGCCAGCTGGAACGAGCGGCGGTGACCTCCATCGCGGGCTTTTCCAAAATCTTTGCCGACGCAGTCAAGGTGCTGAGCAACCCGGAGGAAACCGAGGATCAGGGGGAATAGAGAATGGACGAAGAACTGCTTATGCAGAACTTCTGCCTCATCAGCGGCATCGCCGCTGATGAGGCAGCCCAGTGGAAGCCGCTGGTGCTCTCCTGCTGGGAGGAGCTCAAAGGCAAGCTGCGCCAGAGCGTGGAGGTGGAAAAGCACCAGCAGCGGCTGGCGTTGGCCTGTGCGGCGCTGGCAAACCACCGCTTCCAGACCATCCAGGGCACGGTCTGCGCCGGGGTGAAGGTGGGGGACATCTCCTTTACTCAGAGCGACGGCGCGCAGGCCCGCAGGGAACTGCTGGAGATGGTGGGCGATCTCATCGACTCGCAGGGCATCTGTCTGAAGGGGGTAGCGGTATGTACTGCAGACAAGTAGTGCGCCGCCTGCTGCGCCAGTGCGGCCGCAAGGTGACGGCGCAGCTGCCGGAAGGGGAAATTTCTCTCACCGCTTACCTCAACCCGCTGCGTGAGCGCGACGACCGGCTGGGTTTTGGCGAATCGGGCATGGTGCAGCAGGGCAGATGGCTGCTGCTGGCCCCCTGGGAGGAGGGGGAGGCGCTGTCTGCCGGGACGGTTGTGACGGCGGCCGGCGAGGACTTTTTGCTGGAGCGGGTGGAGAAGGTTTACTTTCAGGGCGAGCCGGCCTATGTGTGGGGCCTGGCGGTGCGAGAGCAGGAGGTGGAAGCGGATGGATGATTTTTCGCAGATGCTGGAGCTGGTTGCGCAGCAGCTGAAGGGCAGCGACAGCGCGCTGCGGGTGGAGCGGGCCTATCCGGCCAAGCTGCGCGGCAATCCCCAGTGCGAAAAGCTGGCGGTCATCGGCATCCAGAAGGTGAAGCTGGAACCGGTGGGGCTGCAGAACTTTTACGGCGGACAGACGCTGCCGCTGGGCCGGCAGGCGACGGTGTGGGTCAAGGTCTCGTTCTGCTGCAAAAGCGGCGAGGACTGCTGGAAGCTGTGGGAGAGCTGTGCGCAGGGGATGCTGTTTTCCCAGCAGCTCAAGCTCAGCCAGATCGAGTGCGGCGAAGCGGCGTGGAACAAGGACTGGGGCGGCGTGGTGCTGCCGGTGTTGCTGTGCTTAAGCTTTGTGGTCAGTGGCAGCGATGAACAGCAGCCGGGCACCCGTTTGGAGGAAATCAAGGTAATCAGGAAAGGAGCGGCTCAATGACAAAGACCTATCGACCGGGGGTTTATTCCCAGTACGACATCATCAGCCAGCGCAGAAGCCTGCAGGACCGGTACGCCTTTTACTGCGGCGCGGCCAAGGTACGGGAGGGCAAAAGCATCCCGGCGGGCGGGGTGGTGCAGATTCACTCCCGCCAGGAGCTGGAGGAGTATTTTGACGCACAGGGCGGCGCGCTGTTCTGTGCGGTGTGCGGCATCCTGCTGGACAGCGGGGTCAGCGGCGTCTATGCGGTGCCGCTGACCATCGACGGCACCGCGGCGGCGGAAAACCTGTACGAACCGGCCATCCAAAAGCTGTGTGAGGTCAAGCGCAGCGGGGTGATTTTGTGCGACAGCCAGGCGCAGACGGTGCTGCAGAAGCTGGTAGAACAGGTGCAGCTGGCCTCCCAGAACGAGCGGGAGCGGCTGGCAGTGGGCGGCGTTGCCAAGGCGCAGGCGCAGCAGATTGCCAAGGCGCTCAACTGCGAGCGGCTGGTGCTGTGCTGCCAGGCGGGCGGCGACGGCAAGACAGAGAGCTCGGTCATTTTAACGGCGGCGGCGCTGGCGGCGATGCTTGTGGGCAGCGAACCGATGGACAACCTGCACGGAAAGGTGCTGGAGAGCTTGACAGAGGTCGACCCGCTGGAGGAGCAGGAGGTGGAGTCGCTGCTGGGCAGCGGCGTGACGGTGCTGGAAAGTCTGGACGGAGAGGTCAGCTGCATCCGCTGTGTGACCAGCCGCACGCTGACCGGCGGCGAGGAGGACAGGACCTTTGCCTCGGTGAACACGGTGATGATGATCGACGACATCATCCGTTCGGTGCGGGAGCGGCTTTCCGATCTGCTCAGGGGCAGCACCATCCTCTTTTCGCAGGACAGCGTTGCCTCCCAGGCGGCGGTGGTGCTGGACCAGAAGCAGCAGGAGGGGATGGTCACCTCCTTCGAGCCGCCGGTGGTCTATGTGCAGCCGGACGACCCGTCGGTGTGCGTGGTGGAGCTGGAGTTTTATTTGGCTTCGGTCTTCAGCCAGATCTATCTGACCGCGCACATCTCGATTTAACAAAAGGAGGAGGGAAAAAGAATGGCGTTACTATCCATCCCGACCAGCGCGGACATCTCCATCGAGGTCAACGGCCAGAAGGTGGCCGCCGCGCAGAGCTACCGGGTGCAGTCGGCGCGGGAAAGCCGGTACATCGAGGCGTTTGGCAGCCGTGAACCGGTGGGCACTGTAGGCGGCAGGGTGCAGCACAAAATCGAGCTGACGCGCGTCTGCCTGTGCCAGACCGAAGGGATCGATTTTTACAATCTGAGCGGATTTAATCTGGTGATCGTCCAGCCGGACTGCAAGATCATCTACTCCGGCTGCGAGTGGGCGGACATCACCCAGTCGGCGGCGGTGGGCGAGACCATTTTGGAAAAGGTGAGCGTGGTCGCCAGCAGGCGAATCAAGATTTAAAGGAGGAGGAAAGCGGTGAAACGAAAGATGAAAAAACTGACAGCAGTGGGTGAACTGCGCCTGCACACCATGGCGCGCGAGGGCTGGCGCTACCTGCAGTCGGTGTGCGGGGAGAGCGACGACCGGGAGTGGGAGCAGCAGCTGTGGGCGGTGGCCAACAATGCGGCGCTGGTGGCGCTGTCGACCAGCTATCTGGGCAGCCCGATCTTTACCAGCGCGCGGCAGGTGCTGGACGAGTTGGACCTGACACAGATTGTGCGGCTGGTGCAGGAATATCAGCGCCGCTTTGAGGAGGTGGCGAGATGACACTGGGAGAAAAGCTGTGGATCAATAAGAGCGTGTTCGAGCAGAGCCTTTACTACGAGGAGATGCCGGGCGGCAGGGAACCGGCACCGGTGCGGCAGGCTGCGGAACCCGCTGTCCAGCAGGAGCGCCAAAGCGCGCCGGCACAGGCGGACGAGCCTGCACGAACCGACAGCAGCCCTTCCCGCCGCCAGGACCAGCGGCAGGCAGTGGTGACCCGGGAGATTGTGCGGGAGCAGCAGGTGGCAACGGTGCAGCCGCAGTCACAGCCACAGCAGAAGGGCGGCAGTGTGCGGGAGCTTTCGGACGAGCTGGAACGCCTTTCGCAGCGGTACGGCAGCTCGATGGAGGACTGGCTGTATGACCAATCTGCGCTTTAAGGAATACACCTTCCGCCATAACCCGAGAACCCTTACGGTGCGCAGCCGGCGGCTGACGGCGCAGGTCAGCTGCTTTGGTCTGGGACAGGCCCTGCAGGAGCTGGGGCCGGGCCTGACCGAGGTGGAGGGCGAGGGCGAACTGTTTGGAACCGACGCGATGGAGCAGTTTCTGGCACTGCGGCAGCTGCAGGAGCAGGGCGGCAGCGGCATTTTAAGCGGCGCGGGGCTGGAGCCGATGCGGGCGGTGTTTGACAGTTTGGAGATGACCGGCACCGGCGGCGATGGGGCCATCGGCTATCGCGTCCACTTTATCGAGGACAGGGGGTAAGGCAGAATGGAGCTGCACTTTTTTCTGGAACAGCTGGACGGGCAGCGGCGGGAGCTTGTCCACCCGGTATCCTTCTCGCTGGTTCGCTCGGCGGACACCCCGGCGGACAGCCTAAAGGCGGAGTTCATGGTCCCCGACGCGCAGGATTGGGAGCAGGAAATCGCCCGCATCGAGCTGCAGGCGGACGGAAGGCGGCTGTTCCGCGGCATCTGCGACCGGCAGATTGTGGGGCTTGACAGTGCGGGCTGCCGCCTGACGGTCTGGGCGCGGTCGGACGCGGCGGTGCTGCTGGACAACGAGGCGATTCCGCAGGAATACAGCTGCGTGACGCTGGACGAGATGTTTGCAAAGCACCTGGCCCCCTACGGCTTTCAGAGTGATTTGGAGGGGGAAGGCAGCCTGCTGGGCTATCAGGTCGGCAAGGGGGTGAGCGAGTGGGAGGCTTTCTCCACCTTCTGCCAGCGGGCGCTGAGCAGGAGTCCGCACATCCACCTCTCCCGCGTCTCCTTCCGGCTGCCGGGCAGGGCGCGCAGAACTCTTTCGAGCGGGCAGGCGGTCAGCGCGGTGAGCAGGACGGTGCGGCGCAGCGAGGTCATCTCGCAGGTGCTGCTGCGCGACGAGCTGGGGCGGTACAGCACCGCGCTGGAAAACGAGGCGGCGCGCGGGCTGCAGATTCTGCGGCGGCGCTGCATGATTCCAGGCGCCCAGTGGGCCAACGCCGCGCAGGACGCGCGGCTGAAGATGCAGCAGTCGATGCGGGAGCGGATTCAGTGGGAGATCGAGCTGCCCCGCTTAGTGGACTGGGAGCTGGGTGACCAGGTGAGCGGGGAGCTGGCGGGCCTTGCTTTCCGGGGAAATATCGTCTATCAGGAGCTGCACTTTTCCGGGCAGGGGGAGAGCAGCCTGCTGATTTTGGAGTAGGAGGGAAGATAAAATGTGGTTGATTCGAAAGACAGCCGGAGGGCAGCAGGACCGCTCCGGGGCCTTTACCAGGCTGACCAGCGCCACAAGCGGAGAGGAGTACATCGTCGGGGCGTATGAGTCCCGGCAGCTGCCGGTCTGCGCGCCCTATGGCGTCTATGCAAGGCCGGTACAGGGGCAGGAGGCGGTGGTGCTCTCGGCGCAGGGCGGGGCGCAGCTGTGTCTGGGAAGCGTCACAGAGGGCTGGCCGGAGGGGCTGCATCCCGGGGAAATTCTGCTGCGCTCGGCAGGGGGCGCGAGTATCAAGCTGTGCAGCGACGGCAAAATCCTGCTCAACGGCAAGGAGTGGAAGGAGGCGTAGCGGAGTTGGACATTTTGCTGCATCATGGCGACCATGAGCGCAACGCGCAGGGATTTTTGCAGCGGGCCGGCGGTGCGCGGGAGAGCATCCAGCAGGCGATGATCCGCCTGTCGGTGCCGCAGGGCAGCTTTGCGCTGGACAAGAATCTGGGCAGCAGGCTGCACACCCTGCCGAACGCGCCGAAGGAGCGGCAGGAGGAGCTGGCGCTGGAATACGCGCAGGAGGCCCTGCTGGACCTGCCCGCGGTGCGGGTGGTGTCGGCCAAACGGCAGGGCGGCGAAGAGCTGGAGCTTACCTTCGAGCTTGCGTACAGCGGCGAGGAAGGCGAGCAGCGCTTTGTGACGCTGTGGGAGCTTAATTTTTAAAGGGAGGAGTGAGAGAATGGCGGAAGGATATGAAAGCTTTTTGGAGCAGATGAAGCAGGGCTACCAGCAACGCACCGGTATCCCGGTGGACAGCGCCTCGGATGTGGGCATCCGCTTTGCGGTGCTGGCCGAGCAGCTGGCGCTGTTGCAGCAGGAGCTGGAAACGGCGCAGCAGCAGGCCTTTGCGCAGACGGCGACCGGTCAGGCGCTGGAGATGCACGCCGCCCAGCGGGGGCTCAGCCGCAAGCAGGCGGTCTATGCCAGCGGGACGGCGGTTTTTTCCCGCGAGGAGGCGGCGCAGGCGGACATCCCCATCCCGCAGGGCAGCTTTTTGACCGAGCCGACCGGTAGCATCCGCTATGCGACCGAGCAGGAGGCGGTGCTCAAGGCCGGGCAGACCCAGGTGGAGGTGCCCGTCCGCTGCCAGACGGCGGGCAGCGGCGGCAATGTGGCCGCGGGCAGGCTCTGCGTCATGGTGACGCCGGTGCAGGGGATTGCGGCGGTAAATAACCCGCAGCCGATCCTCTCCGGCGAGGATGCGGAGAGCGACCAGTCGCTGCGCCAGCGGCTGCTGGACAGCTACAGACAGGTGACCAACGGCACCAACGCGGCCTTTTACTACAATCGGGCGATGAGCTATCCGGGGGTCTCCTCGGTCAGGGTGCTGCCACGGGTCAACGGGGTGAACACCGTCGGGCTGGTGCTGCACGGACCGGGCGTCAATGAGGAGCTGCTCGAGCAGGTGGAGACAGAGCTGGGGCAGATAAAGGAAATCAACGTCGACCTGACGGTGGAGCAGGCGCAGCAGAGCGCGGTGAGCATCTCCTTTGCGATTGCGGTGGAGAACGGATACAGCTTTGCGGATGTGAGCCCCAGCTGCAAGCAGGCGGTGCAGCAATGGATGGGCCAGCAGAAGATCGGCCAGCCGCTGTATCTGGCGCAGCTGACCAGGGTGATTCTGGAATGTGAAGGGGTGGCCAACTGCCATGTTTCGCAGCCCGCTCAGGACCAGTACCCGCTGGAAAAGCAGGTGCTGACCTGCTCGAGCTGCACCGTCAGCGAGATGCAGCAGAAAGGGGAGAACTAAGATGCCGGATTCGGACTGCAGAAAGCGGATGTACGGCAGGATGCGCTCGCTGCGGCTGTATCAGCTGGGCGAAGGGTCGCTGGTGCGCGCCGAGCTGGAGAGCTATCTGGATGTGCTGGAGCCGATGCTGGCGGCAATCCGCGCGGTACAGCAGGACGCCCTGCTGCAAAGCTGCAGCGAGCAGCGGCTTATGGCCTTTGAGCGGATGTTGGCAATCCCCATTAACGGGAATATCCCGCTGGAGGAGCGCCGGCAGATCGCTGTCAGCAAGATGAGCATCGGACCAAGCGACTTTCACCGGGAGGGGCTGGAGAAGGCGCTCAACGCCATCGGGGTGAACGCCACCGTGCAGGAGACGCCGGGCGGCGGGACGATCACCGTGACCGCCAGAAGTCTGGCGGACAGCCAGATGACGCTGGAGCAGGCAAAGGAAGCCTTTGAGGCGCTGATTCCCGCGCACCTGCAGGCGGAGTTTGTCACCGGCGGCATCACCTTTGCGGAGTTTGACAGCCTGAACAAGACCTTCACCCAGCTGGACGGGATGGACAGGACCTGGTCCCAGCTGGAGATGATGCCAAAGGAAGAATGGGAAGAGGAGGAATGAGATGTCCAGTACCTACAAAACGACCAATCTGGGGCTGAACCAGTTTGTCGGCAGCGACCGGCCCAAGATGGAGGATTTTAATTTTGACAATCAGCAGATCGACCAGAAGTTTCAGGAGCACGTGCTGTCCAATCTGCACCTGACCGAACAGCAGCGGGAACAGCTGGGCAAGGCAAGCTACCAGATCGGCAGCTACAGCGGCGACGGGCAGGCCAGCAGGACCATCGCCGTGGAGGGGGAAATCGGGTTCGGACTGATTTTTATGGTGGGGGAGGTGTTTAACCAGACCGTCACCAGCTCGGGCGATACCTATGTCTATGCGGCCGTCATCACGCCGCAGGGCTGCAGCAAGGGCGTCAGCATCGCTGAGGGCGGCTTCACCGTCCAGCAGAGTGCCACCAGCCCGATGGACGGCAAGCGCAGCATGCTCAACCAGAGCGGTAAGAGCTACCTTTACATCCTCTTCCCGCCGGCAGCTTAG